CTTGATAAAATAAATGAATGGAAGCATAAGTACGGTGAAGAGAAGACACGTGAAGGTGACTCAGCTGTTTATGATTATCTAGATGGTTTTTTTGAGGATCTACCAGATGACTGTATCATCATTCCTGATCAAGGTGGGAACTTGGTATGGACGATGCAATCTGCCAAACTCAAGGATGGTCAAAAGCTTTTCACAAACTTTGGGAATTCCTCTATGGGCTTTGCTCTTCCATGTGCCATCGGTGCAGCGATTGGCTCCGGTAAGAAAGTTTACTGTATTGACGGAGACGGTGGTTTCCAAATGAATATCCAAGAACTCCTAACTGTCAAGAAGTATGACCTCCCAATCGAAATCATTATTCTAAACAATAGTGGTTATGGTATCATTAAACAGTTTCAAGATAGTTACTTCAACTCTAAATACATTGCGACTTCCAAAAGTGATGTATTTGGGGATGAAGTGGATTTTGTAAAAATCGCGGAAGCCTATGGTGTGAAAACTTTACAAGATATTCCCATACCAGAGACGCAAAAGATTTATCCTAAATTGGAGTTTGGAAACTCACTTGAAAATATGACTCCCTATATTGACTTTGAAAAGGATATGATTGTACCAGTCCCTCCTAAGAAGAAGTTGGGGTGGAACTAATAACCTCGTTACAATTTAAAGAAAAAAATACTCTTTAAACTATAATGACCAAGAAGATCTGGTACGCACCCAATAAATTTGAGTCTTATGGTGAAGAAGAGATTAAGGCTGTTGAGGATTGTCTTCGTGATGGCTGGCTCGCTGGCTTTGGTGATCGCACTGTTAAGTTTGAGAAAAGGGTAGCGGATATATTCGGGAAAGAACATGGTCTCTTTGTCAACTCTGGAAGTAGCGCGATTCTCCTAGGTCTCTGCGCATTAGATCTTCCAAAGGGATCTGAGGTCGTTACACCCTCGTGTGGTTTCGCCACCACAGTAGCCCCTCTTATGCAACTTGGTCTCAAACCTATATTTTGTGATGTTGGTCTAGATTCATACGTCCCAACTGTTGATGATCTCAAGAAGGTTGTTACACCAAACACTAAATGTCTCCTTCTCCCTAATCTTATCGGTAATGTACCAGATTGGTCAGCAATCCGTGAAGCGTTTCCCAATCTCATTCTCTTTGAAGATTCTGCTGATACCATAACTAAGACTCTATGTACAGATATCAGCACCACAAGTTTCTACGCAAGTCACGTGATTACTGCTGGTGGATGTGGTGGTATGGTTATGTTTAATGACGAGGAACACCTTAAAAGAGCCCTCATGTTCCGTGATTGGGGACGCATCGGTGACAATATCGAAGAACCCAGTGAACGCTTCAACCACTCAGTAGATGGTATTCCATACGATTGGAAGTTCCTTTACGGTGTCGCAGGCTATCACCTCAAAGCATGTGAAATGAATGCAGCATTCGGTCTCGTTCAACTCGATAAACTTGATGGATTCCTAAAGAAAAGACGTGAAAATGTAGAGAGGTACCTAGAGAATCTCAAGGAAATTCCATATTATACACTCCCAGATGATTCCAGAACCCCTAACTGGCTCGCTATTCCTCTTCAATGCCCAGATCGCCTTGAACTTTTAAAGTTCCTAGAAACGAATGATGTTCAGACACGTGTTACATTTGCTGGGAATATCACGAGACATCCAGCCTTTAGGGAGTATCTCGAGGAATTTGAAAATGCCGATCGTATTATGAAAGATGGATTCCTTTTGGGTGCGCATCACGGTATGGATACCGACGATGTTGATCGTGTGTGTAATTTACTTAAAACATTTGCGGATCATAAAGTAAAGGGGAAATGTTCAGTAATGTAATGGTAACCGGAGGGTGTGGCTTTATCGCATCCAATTTCTTAAATTTAATGAAAGAGAGGTATCCCCATAGTAACTTTATTAACGTTGATAAACTTGACTACTGCTCTAATGTAGATAACGTAAAACCAGGTGTAGCCACATTCGTACAAGGTAATGTGGGTAACAGTGAGTTAATTGAACACCTCATAAGTATATATAAATTTGATGCAATTTTTCATTTCGCAGCACAGAGCCATGTAGATAATTCATTTAATGACGCCCTATCATTTACAATGGATAATACACATGCCACACATGTTTTAGTTGAGGCTTGTAGAAAACATATACCAAATGTTGAATTTATTCATTTTAGTACAGATGAAGTTTATGGAGAATCCAAGACAGATGTACCATTCACAGAGGATGAAGGTGTTCTACGTCCAACGAATCCATATTCTGCTTCAAAAGCCGCAGCAGAGATGATAGTGAGATCCTATATAGAATCTTTTGGAATGAATATCAAGGTTATTCGGTGTAACAATGTGTATGGACCAAATCAATACCCTGAAAAGCTTATTCCCAAATTCAAGAGACTTTTGAAGCAAGGTGAGAAATGTACGATACATGGGTCTAGATCGGCAACAGTAAAACGAGCCTTCATGCATGTAGAAGATGTAGTAAACGCAGTTGAAATTGTATGGAAAAATGGTACACCTGGTGATATTTATAACATCGCATCAGATGATGAACTCACCGTTATGGAAGTAACTCGTCTCATCATAGAAACTATAAGAAACACACAAGAATATGACCAATGGATCGAATATGTAGAAGATCGTCCATTCAATGACCAAAGATACTACATATGCGCAAACAAACTCAAGTCGTTAGGGTGGAAACAACAAAAAACGAGGGAAGATCTGATTAATTTTTTGAAGGAGTAAAAGTATGAGACCAATAGCTGTAAATGTCTATATCCTAATGATGTTCTTGGCCTACGTGATGCGTAGAGCAGGGACATTTTCAATGGAAGATAAAGTTAAAATGATTGAATACTTGGGTTACATGGCACTCAATCCCAATAGAGTGGTAAATCCTAGCATAGCCAACCTACCATTCTTAAGCTCAGCCTCGGGGGTGAATGCTCCGATTTTCTCGATGGTGAAATCTTCAGCAGTAAACACCGATGCGAGTGCCAATGTGGTGACTACACCAGTCGCAGCCATCGCGTATACGGGGTCCTCAACCTGTTGAATAATGTTGTCACCAGTCATCGCCCAGTTCATAGAACCCCAAAGGAAACCCTGCATAGCAGCGCGACCATTGAGAACCTCAGCGAAGCGATATTCTGGGACTGGTTCAGGCTTCTCCTCGTACTCGATTATGATATTCTGAACGGGCTGCTCCTCAACAGGAGAGGAACGCGCGATTGGTGTGACACGTGTACGACGCTTAGTGGTCTGGTGACGCACGCGACAGACTGGCTTAATCGACGAACAAATGAGGGTGCTCATTTATAGATTCTAAAAGATTCGTATCTTTAAACCAATCTAAAAAAGTGGAACATGGGGATGAAGAGATTCGGTTAGAAGAAGAGATGCGATGCCAACCATCGCGAGACGACCATTTACAAGCTCAGTCTCAGGCTTCCAAAAGCCCTGAATGTAGCCCTCATCCTTAGGATTCGCCGCTGTTCCGAGGAACGCCAAACTGGCAACAGCGACAGAGAGACCGATGTTATCATGGAACTGGGTACTGATAGAGTTACCAGTCATGATCTCATCAACCACAGCGGATGTGAACCCAATCATAGCAGCACGACCATTTACACGCTCAGCGACCGCAAGGAAATCGTTAGGGCGCTCAACGGGTGTGAGCATAGGAGACTTGAAAGTGGATGGGGCCTTCTTAGAAATCTTATTCGTTTTGACAACTGGCTTGTTAACGGACGCAAGAATGAGAGTGCTCATTTCTGGATATTACAATACCCGAATCTTTAAGATGCTTTTTCCTTATCCATAATGTTCTTTAGCACATAAAGTTGTAAAAGTAAGCTAACGGTCGTATAAATCGTAAAATGACTGAATCCGTATTGATTGGTGTAATAGATGAACCATGTTGTCGTGACGACAATACCAAAAATGATAGAGTTCTTGAACTTTACATCTACATCAGCAGAATTTTCAAAATCCATATACATTTTGACTAGACCAGTCGCCAGGGCGGTGGATGCGATAAGATCATTGAATTTCATTTGTATCCTTATAGTATAGAAATATATAAAATGGAAGTCATACTTCAAAAGTTCGCTGGAAAGATCGATGCCAAAAGTCTGGTCAAGACTGTCGAAGATATCAGAGTTGAGTACCTCGACGATGGATTTACCAAGGAGGATATCCCACCTATTTTGGGACGTCTTATGATGGAAACTACGAAATTCAAGAAGCTTCCAGGACCCCAAAAGAAGAAGCTTGTTATCGGTGTCCTGAATCACCTCATCGAGCAGATTGATGATGGTGAGAAGGATTCGGAGTTTGAAGTGGTTCTCAAGGCTCTGGTTCCACCCATGGTTGATTCTTTCGCTACAATGCTCAAGGCGAAGCAGGGTCTCCAGAAGTGCTTAACCAAGTGGTTCCCTTGTATCGCATAAAAATGACATAAGGGTTACGGGATATTTCTATTTAGAATGAGATTTCCCTCATTAGAAACTATGATAACCTATGGAATATATACAGTCAAGGAATTGGATCGGTTCGCTAAAGGTCTTGTCCCGAAAAAGAAGGTTGTATGCCTAAGTGAATGCAAACATTGTGATTTTGTATACTCTGGTGGGGTATGCCTTAATTGTCAAGTATGAAGTATTGTACTGTTAAAAGTACTATGTCCAGAGGACCCGAAGCGACGAGTAATAATCACATGTGTGCGGAGAGACAACTTATTAGGCGTCTGTACCATGAATGTATCAAGAAAGGTTATAAATCTCATCAATTCAGTGACTGGTTACACCGAAAATATGGTCACTTAATTGTTTTTAGAAAAAATATGCATGGGGACGCTATATCATTACCATGTGTTTTATGCAGGAAAATGATAGAGCGGTATGACATATGTTGGACCGCACATGACGGAGAGAGATGGGTTCACAGTAAAAAGTCTGAACATTTACCACCTTCGTTACCGACTGCTAAGCAAAAGAGAATGTTAGGTTTTGGGAGTGATGATGAGGCCCAACGCTGATTCCAAATTGTTGTAATCTCGTTTCAGTGGTTTGTTCCTCTTTAGTTTTAGCGCACTATTGTTAGAAGAAGCATTCTTGATCTCATCCATTTTCTTTGTGTTTGAGACGAAGGGTATTACATTATCTACCACTGGTCTACTTTCAATGTCGTTTGGTTTCGCCACATCTACCGTCTGATTCAATCTAAATTCTTCTATTGTTAGATCACCACCAAACTCTTTTAGAAGGAATCTATTTGGAGCAGGTTTAATACTCCCTAGCTGGTTATACATCTTTCTACGCATCATGATGATATTACCACAAATGATACTACCTCTAGTTATCCCATGTTTGTCGAGTGCAAAGGATTTCATACAGCTCCACGAACAAAAATTACCACTCGTGTAAAATTTGTTCCGTCTAGAATCGTGTTTGTGAGGCATACTTAAAGGCTCACCGTCAAATGAATGACAGCACCACCAACACCACATACTAGTAAAAAAATTTAACTCTTTAAGTTAATCCATTAGTTATTATACCATCTATCCTATACCTATACATGTATTCAATTTCTTTGTCGTCTTTGTGTGTATATGTATACACTTTGATATCTTTGTATCTGCAATGTGTAATGAAATTATGATCTAGACACGTCCAATGAAGAATAACTGCTGTGAGATTATGTGTTATCATATCATATTCATTTTCAGTAAAAGTTGTCTCAAATGTAGATCCCAATTTAAACATATCTGGGAATGCGTAAATGATCTTTCGGTTAAAACTACAAAAGGTAACATTTCGTGATGATCTGTCTTTATAAAAATCCACGAGTGCCTTTACTATCTGAATGTTATTACCCTTGATATCTAAGAGAATGAATACATCTTTAATTTCAGGTATCTCACGATAAACATCTTTCAGTGAACAAATATCTCGTTCTTTTAGTTCATCTAGGGTCAATTCAGATATGAAATGATTGTCCACATACACGTCATGAAATAACACAAGTTCTCCTGAAGCACATAATTGTACATCCAATTCTATACCATCATACTTTCGCGCAATAGCTTCTCGTATAGCCTCTAGACTATTATCCCTGTATTTCAGAGAATATCCTCTATGGGCAACATACTTCATTACTTAAAGAGAAACCAATCCTTTTAAGTAATGATTCTAAGTATTGATGTGGGTATAAGGAACCTCGCTATGTGTCTACTAGATGAAGACCATGGTAATCTGGTCACCGAATGGGATGTCTCCGGAGTTCCACCCGAACATAGGGATGGTCTTTATGTATCCCTGCGAGATCATCTAGATGCCCGTCCATGGGTACTCACAGCTAAAACAATACTCATCGAGAAACAACCCGAGCGTAACAAGAAAATGATATCTGTCATGCACTTTCTCCATTCCTACTTCATTATTAGGTGTCCTAAAGCTGAAACAATCCTATATGATGCTAGACATAAAATACCTGATGTCGCCGGTCCCGGTAGGGCTCAATACAATAAACGTAAGAAAGTGTCCATAGAGAGATGTGAAGCCTTCATCAGGGATGGACCCATCAACATACATTGGTTAGAAACGTTTCAAAAATCCAAAAAGAAAGATGATCTCGCAGATACGGTGATGCAAGCCCTGTCATTCGTGAATCGGAAGGAGGTCTTACCCGCTTCACAAAAGAAGAAATCCACAAAGCTGGTGGCACGTCGCCCCAATGAGAATCAGAAAATGACAAAATATTCAAAGTGTAATTTGGCATGGATTTATCTAAACAAAGTTGAATGTGAAGTTCTTGAAAATAATAAAAGATTCATGAAAGACCTGAAGAGGTATTATCGAGACCTAAGTGACTTGATTAAAGATATAAATGGATAATTATTCACAATGAGTCTCTCCATCCGCATGTCCGCCGCCACCAACAAGCCCAAGCCCAACATCGATAAGATCATCAAGAGTAATAAGCATCTTAGGGCTGCAGCGCATTCTTCCAAAACGAACAGGAAGCATCACCGTGTAGCCATCGATCAACTTGATTCGTTTCTAGATCTCATTGATAACGCCATTGATGTCATGAATAATACTACAGCTGAGATTGAAAAGTCGCAAGAGAAACTTTATGAGTTGTACGACTTTTGTGGAGAAGTCCCAATGGATGATAGTTGTGATTATTAAAGATTAGAACGGATAGATTGTTATAATGAAGAAAGTTTTGGATCATGGATTTGTAGAACTCGTCGACCATATGCCCCTTGAGAATCTAGATAAGGCCATAGTTGATGGTGCCCGTGTGAGTTATCAAACAGGTACCAAGACCACTCGGGGTGACCGAGGTCTTATTAGGTACCTTGTCCGCAATTGGCATACTTCACCCCTAGAACTCGTTGTTTTCAAGTTTCGTATCAAGGCACCACTTTACATCGCACGACAATGGCTCAGACACAGAACCGCATCGGTGAATGAAATGTCTGCCAGGTATTCTATCGTTGATGAGGAATACTACGAACCGGAAATCCTACGTGGACAATCGGCTGTAAATCATCAAGGATCAGAAGGTGTAGTGGAACTAGATGATGAATTGAACCAGACTCTTTCTGACCAGTACAAACAGGCTTTCAAGCTATACGAGCAATTGCTAGAGAAGGGTGTTTGTAGGGAACAAGCTCGTGGTGTTCTCCCTCAATCTACCTACACTTCTTTCGTATGGAAGATGGACCTACACAATCTCATGCATTTCTTACAATTGAGGATGGATCATCACGCTCAAAAGGAGATTCGTGACTATGCCACGGCCATCTATGAACTCGTCCAACCCCTAGTACCCCACGCTATGGAGGCATTCATGGACTTTCGTGTAAATGCGATGCAGTTGACGGGACCTGAAATTGAAGCTATAAACTCTGGGAAGGAGATTGAATCTCCAGGTGAAAGGAGAGAGTTTCTAGAAAAATTAAAACGGTTAAAAATTAAATGTCCTTAAAATACAACAAACACTATGTTCGCTATTACTGCATCCCCCACATGGTTCGCCAAAACTGACGACTTCAAAAAGATAGGCAAGAAAATCCAAAAACAACGAAAGACCGAGGTAGACAAAATTAAAGACAAGATTGGTGACATCGCCCGCGAAGAGCGCAAGCGTGTTCAGGAGATGTTCAAGGAACACCAAGATGTTATCAAGAAGGACAAGGAACAATCTAAAAAAACTAAGAAGAAGAAGAGTAACGCTAAAGAGATCGATCTTTACGAAAAGTGATCCAAATAGCAATTCCAACGAGTAGAGCAGCGAGTGGTGTCCCGTTAAATCTCTCTGCTAATAAAGCACATATCACACTGTATTGAACTACCCGTATTTCCTGCCGTGTTTTAATCATTGACCGTTTCATCGCTGCTCTCGACCTCTCAAGGCCGAGAACAGTCGAATTTATTTTTCCAATTTTAGATGGAATTTCTGTCGTGTTCATAATGATTTCACTTATATCAAGAGACTCTAAAAACTGCTCTTGAATCATTGGTTCCAGGTACGTAAAGTAATCAAAATCTGGGTCGAGTTGAAGACATATCCCTTCAATTAGGGAAAATGATTTAGCTAAATAAACAAAACTTGTTGGTACAACAAATGGTTTTTCCATTGCAAGTTCAGCCGCCAGCTCATCGTTCATGATAGCACCACCGTCCAGGGTTTCTAAATACCCTAAGATGGTTTCAAAAAATACTTCAATGTCACTGACGTCTGAAGATGTTGGTACAATGACACCTAACTTGATTAATATTTGAACAATACCCTTCGTGTCTCGTTTTATAATACATCCGAATAAGTCCGAGAAACCCTGTTTTAGTTCATCATCCAACTCAATCAATAAACCAAAATCGTAAAACACTAATTTTCCATCTTTGGAAATAGCCAGGTTACCTGGGTGTGGATCACCGTGAAATAATCCACTGTCCATAGTTTGGATCACATATGAATTAACGAGTGCCTCACATACTTTCTTCCGATTGATTTTCTTATTTCTGATCTCAGTGATTTTATCAGCCTCTACATATTCCATCACAATCATATCATCGGTACAATACTTCTTGTACACATATGGAACTTTTATCCAATCAATCCCTTTCAAACTCTTTCTAAACTTAATCGCATTTTCAACTTCTTGCCTGTAATTAGCCTCTCCAAGAAGATACTCTATAGAGTCATTGAGGACAAAGTTAGAACTAGAACCAGTATCTATACCAATAGACTGAATAAAGTCAAGAATCTTCTTGACATTGTTTGTGTCAGATTTCATAGTCTCGAGAATATCGGGTCTTTTTAATTTTACAACAACCTTTTTACCATTTTTTAAGGTAGCTTTATGAACCTGTCCAATACTGGCCGATTTAAATGGAATCTCTTCAAAATCTTTGAATATATCTCTATTTACAACATCTTTTACAAGGTTAAAATCAAATGGTGGTACATTATCTTGGAGAGATTCAAGTTCTTTGGTAAATTCTGGTGGATAGAGGTCTCCTCGTGTGGACGCTATCTGTCCTAATTTTACAAATGTCGGGCCAAGGTCTAGAAGTTCACTTTTCGTCCATCGACCAAGCTCGGCCTTATCTTCAGTAAAGCGTTCTTTCCATAAATATTTAGCTGCAAATTTCCATGTTTTTACCTTTTGATTTGGCGCCAACTTGACAGGTGGCACCTTAATATTGGCTTGACTGAGTATACTCAACATATCCTACATTAACATTAGGATTTTTTCTATAAGCTAAATATAGAATGAAGATTCATATCGTGGGAGCTGGTCCAACTGGATTATCTCTCGCATGGGAAATCTTACGTACAGGAGAGCATGATGTTACTATTTACGATAGAAAGATATCAGCTGGTGGTTCTTGGTGGGAACCTAGTCTAGAATCACGAGATCTTCATGCACATAGAATTCTATTTGATAGAGCATTTGTAAATACACGTTCCTTTTTCGAAGAAATGAAGATTGATTGGAACACTATGTTCGAATTAGAAAAGGATTCTGGTGTTTGGGATTTTACACTCAAAAGTTTAGAATATGATGACTATAAAACCCTGATAGGTCTCATATCCAGGGTTCTCTGGGATCCTAAAAAGTTTGAAAGTATATCAGTGAAGGACGCTATAGGTCCCCTAACCGATAGGGCTAAAGATCTCATAGAGCACCTCTCTCTCATAATGGATGGTGTTACTTGGGACGTTATGTCTGCGTATGAGTTCATAAATAATTTAAATCACATTTTACTCTCAAAACGTTACACGCAGCGTGTTTCTGGTAAAGTCATGTGTGACGCGATGGAAGAAGCCCTTCTCAAAGCTGGTGCCAATTTCGTTTTTGGTGCTGAACTTTTAGATGTTCAATATGGTAAGAAAGATTTTGTGGCAAAGTTTTCAGATGAAAGAATGATAAAAGATGGAATACTCTTTTTGTGTCTAGATAATAGCCCCGCTCTAGATCTACTTGGCAATAACTGGGGACCCGACGCAGATGCAAAACTTAGAAGAAGTACATATGGTGCTATCAATGTTTTATTGGATTACGATCAATCAATTAAAATGAAATCGGATTTAGAAGTTTCCATAGAAACCAAGTGGAACTTACAACCAAAGGTACTCAGTGATGATAAGACCGTATCATGTGTTATTTGTGATCTTGGTAAAGAGGTACTCAGTTCTGACCCAGAAACTATCAAAAATGAAGTCGTTAGACAGCTTGGATTACCACAACCCAATTCCATCAGGATTGGTTGGGGTGCTGAGTGGAAAGAGAACAAATGGAACTTTTCACAATCCTCGGGTGTTCTCAGTCTTGAGGGTCAACTCCCCTTTTTTGGAAAATGCTCAAAGGTTGCCATGTGTGGTATGATGTCACCTAGACATACACCTTACTCCAGTATTGAAGCATCGGTTGAAGTTTCACGAGCCCTAAGCCACATGTGTTTCGGAACTAGAAAACCTCTGAAACCTATTTTGGTCACCCACGTTGGAATATTAACTGTAGTGTTACTTATAGTTTTACTTTTAGTTTATCGTAGATGAAGTTTGTAGCTAAAGTATATGAACCATTTTATGATCATAATGATAAAAAGTATATACGTTTTGTGATTCCTCAAAAAGTTTCAGAAATCATAGAACGTATGCATGCGAGTAGGATGCACCTACTTGTAAATCAAAACGCAGACAATCCGCTAGATGGTAAGATACTCACAGTCAAAGTACCATTCCGTTACCGAAGGGTTATGTGTAAATTTGAAGGAAAACCTGTACAATCTTTAGTAAAGGATGATGAAGTTGATGTTGAGTTAGATTTCAAAGGTATTTGGAATGTTGGAAATCATTCAGGATTTTCTTGGGTACTCTCTTCTTCAATCTTTTCAAGTCCCTGATCAGGAAGTTCTATGTTATCTAGACCAGCCTTTTTTAGATCCGTGAATGTCTTTAACATTCCTTGAAGCCTGAAAACTTCTTGAGTCATCTGTTCAATAGTGTTCTGAAGTCTGAGAATGTTCTCATCATCAATATTTAAAGTGGGCATCGTGTACTCATTTAAAGTTTCACATCTTTAAATAAGTAGATCATGACAACGTTGACTAGGACAGGTTATTTAGTCAATTCGGGTCCAATTCCCGAAATTAAAAAAGAACTTACCGTAAGACCTGTAGTCAATGGGGACTATGGATTTCCTCCACCGCCTTTCAAAGTTTTCAGAGCAACTAAGACAGGAGTCTGTGTTCCCAGATTCTATGGAACTTCTAAACTTGGAGAACCCCGAGAAGACAGGAGACCAGAGCCAACCCGTATCAATACGAAGTTTGTTGGGAAACTTCGAGATACCACACACCAAAACGACGCACTACGAGCAGCAATTAAAGCTGGCCACGGCGTCCTTTCTTTACCATGTGGGTACGGCAAAACGACGGTATCCTTGGCCATAGCATGTAAATTAGGGTACAGAACTATGATTGTAGTTCATAAACAATTTTTGGCCGATCAATGGAGAGAACGTATTCAACAGTTTTGCCCAGGTGCCACTATAGGTATTGTGCAACAAGATAAGAAGGAGGTTGATTGTGATTTTGTCATCGCTATGCTTCAATCACTTTCCCTAAAGGAATACAGTTTCACAGATTTTGAGAGTGTAGGAACTCTCATAGTGGATGAGGCGCACCACATTTGTGCCAAGGTTTTCAGCCAGTCACTTTTCAAAATGTGCCC